CATCAGTATCAGGATTTACTTTTAAATCTAATTTCATAACATCTCCACATGCTGGTGCTCCCGTCATTCCGGTTGCTACATTTGGATCGTTAGGATCAAAGCGTCCTACGCCATGATCTTTTGGGTTATTTAAAACATCATTAAATCTTTCTACTACTTGTTTGCTGTATGCCATATATACTCCTGGTCTTATAGTGTATTTATAATACTTTCTATCTAACCAGAAGTAAAGAAGGTTAAATACCTTTTGTATAAATAATAATGTCCACAACGGACACGACACACACACAGGAGAATAAAATGTCAGAAAATAAATCAGGCTTTGAAATAAGAGCCAACTTACTAAGCCAAGCTCAAGGCATAATAGAGCAAAATCGTAATCTTAGAATCGACGCATATCACAATGCTGTTCATAGAGCACAAGATCAAAAGGATATTCCTTATCCTGAATTCCCAATAGTAAAACATATAACTGCTGAAGAAGTTATTGAAGTTGCTACCAAACTAAACGAATTCGTTACACAGAAATAATCGTTCAGATAAAAAAAAGGGAGCATAAGCTCCCTTCTTCCGTTTGACCAAATGTAAAAGATTACATTAAGTTTGTAACTTTAACTGATCTGTAGTAGTGGTTACGGTCTGCAGTAAATGTGTCTGCATCTGTACTTCCGTCAGCCTTTAATACGAATGGGTTAGCAATCATGCCATACCTAGTTTTGAAACCAATCTTAGGTTGGAATGTGCTAGGGTCAATAGCCCTAACCATTTGTAGTGGGACATACGGACAGTAGAAAAGACCTGCGTCATAAGGGCTTGTGCCTTTATAACCACAAACATAGAACTGGCTAGCAGCTCCTGTGTTTGCTGAATAAGGGTCAATATATACTTTATATCTACCGTTTAACACACCAGCAAATGTATTACCTGTGTCATCAACATTTAAATTAGTTGATAAAGCTGGAGCGTAATCTAAAACGCCAGCCATTGATAAAGCACTAGCAACATCTGATGAACAGATGATGAAGTTACCTTTACCACGCCTAGTGTCTTGTGCAATTACGTTTGCGTCGCGTTCGATATTGAATAAAAGACCTTTAAATCTTTCTACTGACCACCTACCGTTACTGTCAACATCTAAGTCGAAAGTTCCAGCAGTAGCAGTTGAGGCAGCGCCTGTTTTTGCTACTTTGTAGATAGTTCTAATAACCTCACGGTTAATTTCTGCAAGTATTTCCTGTGAAAGGATATTACTTAGCTCGGATTCAGCATCCAAACCATGAACAGCTTTCAAATCTTGTGCAAGTTCAACAGTATATTCTGCTTTAAGTGCTCTTGATTTGGCTGTTACAGTAGTTTTCTCTATTGAGAAAGCCATTTGGTTTAGAGTAGTTGAGTCTCCGAAGCCTTCTGCAGTGCTTGTAGATACACCAGTTCCTGTAGTGTAAGTACCATCAACTGGATTAGCTCCAGCATGTGTACCTGCACCTGCGAAATCTGTGTCTGCTTCGTTGAATAAAGCTTCTGTACCAGTTTGATTGGTATAGTGTGACTTCATTGCGAAGATAAGACCAGTTGGTCCAGACATAGGTTGTACGCCACAAACATCATACGCCATAAGGTTAGGCAATGCACGTCTTACTAACGATATTAATATCGGATCGTAATTGTCAACGCCAGAGCCTGTTTGGTTCGCATGTGTAGCCTCGAAAAGAGCTTCCTTTTCCTCACGGAGGGCTTTCTCTTGGTTTTCGAGGATAACAGTGGTTACCGCACGCTTGTATGGATCTTTGATCTCAGCGAGATCAGGATGCTCAAGTACTGGGTTCCACTTTTTCTGTAGTTCTTCTGAAAGATACATCAGTTTCTCCTTGTTTTAACGTTTGTTATGTTTTATAACCTAATTATTTATAAAAAAATTAATTTATACCTTAGAAAACTTAGCTGCTTGAGAAATACCTTCGACGTATTTTCCCATTACAGTATTGTCTGCTACGGCACCCTGATCAACGCTATCTTCTAGCTTATCACTACCATCAGCTATTGCCTTTGGAAAGTAATTTTCTTTAATAACGTTCAGTTTCTGAGTGTACATCTCTTTGGAGTCGTAAGATACGCCTTCAATTAGTGATGCAAACTTTTCCACTTCAGTTTCAGCTAGATCGCCAACCACGGTTTGGAAAACTTTTTCCTTCTGCAATTGTTCTTTTTCTTCGCTGATTGAAACAGCCTTGTTAACTTCCTCGTTTAACTTGGACTTTAACTCAGTTATTTCATCTTGCTGAGATTTTAACACATCGAATTTTTCTTCAGGAACATCGATGTAATGATTAGAAAAAGTTTCTCTAAGATCTTTAATAAAGCTCTCAGTGATTTCATTTCTAATGCCGTTCTCAACAGCAAGCTCATTTTCTTTCATCCACTGTTCAGTCACGTAGGACAGATACTTGTCTATGTTTTCTATGAGTTGTTCCTTCGCCTTTTCAAACTCAACATTAGCTGATTCAACAAGTTCATTCTCGATATTTTCTATCTCTGAATTAACTCTTGAAACTACTATTGCCTCGAATAAACCGGCTGCTTTAGTTTTGAATTCTTCGCTTAGATGCTCTTCGTCGGCAAATAAGTTAGCAATGTCTTCTTCAAAGAGAGTTTCTGCTTCAGTTTCCTCTGAATCTTCTTCAGTTTCTTCTGCAACTACTTCCTCTTCTTCAGAAGCTTCTTCTTCATCGCCACCTTCTTCCTCTTCGTCGTCGTCACCTTCAACGTCGTCGGTTTCTTCTACCTCTTCTTCAGCAACTACTTCTTGTTCTTCAGTTTCTTCAACTTCTGAATCAAGAACTTCTTGGTCTTCTTCGGCTTCGACTACATCGTCTTCACCAATTGGACCTCTGTTACCTTGTGAGCTAGATTGACCTACAACACTTTTAGGGTCTTCCGCATCTGAGAAATTAGGAGCTTTACCAGCCCCTGCGCCTTCTAGGCCAGGTGCTTTAGAAGCATTGTTTGATGCTGCTTTTCCAACAGGGCTTGTTAATCCACCTTCTGGGTTGCTAGACCCGCTTAGGTCTTGCTGTTCAGGATTGGGATTAGATGAACCTTGTAATGGAGGGGTAGCATCGCCAACTTTTTTGTCTAACGGACGGTGTGCGTCCGATGAAGACGTAGGCAAATTAGCAGTGGATGAACTACCTTGTTTAGGTGGTTGCTGGTCTCCTGCGATTTGCTCATCTAGCACTTCTACAGACTCGTCGTTTAACTTGCCTTCTAGAAGTTCTCTGATTTTGGATTCTACTCCCATGTCTTACTCCTTTTTTTAAGTCGGATTAAATATTATTATATAATCTAATAAACTATTTATATTTATATAGTTTTTGGTTTAGAATTTGGATAATTTGTCTAGAAAATTGCTAAAAACAGCTAATTTCTGCTCTTCTAGCTCTGATCCAGACGCCTGTCTAATAGTATCCTGTGCTATTTCAACGTCTTGTTCAGTCCATCTCCCGTTAACAAAAACCCACTCCTTGTTTTCCATGATGCCTTGTACAAAAGCATCAGGAGCACTTGGATCTGCAACAATATCTGCTGCAGTGGCTAGCATAAAATCACCTTGTACTTCATTTATGCCGTTTCTCTCTTTGAGTGAGCCCAGTCCTCTAGAGCTTACGCCTAGCTGAGCACCTTCGCTGATGAGTTCTTTAACAATACGGCCCATTGGTGTATCCATTATTTTGGCTTTACCAATCCAGTTATTACCGTCTTCCTTAAGAGATACTATCATATGAGAAACTCTATCTAAATTAACTGTTGGTCCTTCAGGATGTCCTAATTCACCATAAGCTCTTTTAGTTTTAACGTTCTCGTTGACATAACGCTGCACTTCTCGCTGCATTATTTCTCTAGGGTAGACTCTACCGTTCTTGTTTTTTAAATCTGATTGTAAAAAGACACCTTCAATAAACACATTAGGTTTACTTTTATCTTTTGTCTCTTCTGTGAGGTAATTTATTTCCTCATTAAATTCTTTAATTAGTTTCATTGTCCTCTCCTTAACCTAAGTCGCCATCTGCGCCTTGGTGTTGTTGTGAACCGTATCCAGAAACTTTAGCACAATCTACTAAAACAGTTCCGCCGGCTCCCCCTGCGATAACTACTTCTATATTAGATGTGTTTTCTGAATTGTCGGCAAACCCGTACATGTCTAGTGAACCTGACTCCATAAGTTCGTATAATACGACGGAGTTCCTTTGAATTTTAGCACTAGCACCGCTGGATAATGTCCAATGTAGTCCTTTTATGTTTACTGCTGGGGAGCTTTGCGTTTCGGTTGACTTCTTTAGCGTTGTAGCTAGAGTAATTGTTCCTGTCGCTGCAGTCCCCCTAACACTAACCACACCCTGGACTTGGGTTAGTTTTAAGTTATTTACTGTGACTGCCATTTAATTTTCCTTTATTTTGGTAAGTTATATTTTTGTTTGCTTTTATGATTCATATGAGCGTTCTCTTCAAGAACTTCTACTTCAGGATCATTCACATCAACTGTTTCTATACCGTGTTCAAACATTACTTTATACCATGAAACGCGTCCAAATTCATCTGGAGCTGCATGTTCGCCTAAAAGAGTTAAACCCTCTCCCCAACCTTCTTTAAAGATCTTGCTAGCGCACATGTGTTTATCGCCTTCTAATGAACCTTTGGCAACACCGTCAACAGATGCTTCGGTAATTACACCTGTTCTAAAATCGTTATACGTTTTCATTTGTTTCCTTTTCTTTATCTACAGGCAACCCTGTTTCTAAATTAACATCAACCGGTTCTGGTATCTCTCCTACCGGTTCCTCTGTAGGGGTTAGCCCCATCTTATCAAACTCTTCGGGGCTTGCACCATCAGGATTTAAACTTTGTCTAAATATATCCTGTGCCTTTTCCACTCTAGCTTGATCCAACGAATCATTAACTCTTTGGCTCATTAAGTCATTAAAGTTATTTTTAACATCATCGCCATTTTGTGCTATCATGTTATCTAACATATCTTTAATTTCCACTTCAGTTTTTTGTTCTTCTGTCATACTATTTATGCTCCATTATCTGGGCCAGGTTCCGGTACTCCTTCTCCTGGCATTCCTTCTGGTCCTTGTGGTGCGTCCTGTTGAACTGCACTTAGAGGACTCCATTGATATTGTCTTTGATACTGTGGTTCCGATAATAATTCAGTCTCAATAGTATCAATCTCTTCATCGGTAAGCATTAAAACATTCTTCTGAATGTAGCGCTTACTAAAAAATGTTCCTATATATGCTGCTAATCCGTTTAATACTTCTACCCTACTTCGTAAAATCTCTTGTTCTTTAGATTCTGTATAGTAAGCATCAGTAGCAAATTCATATTCAAGATCGTCTTTTATTGCGTCCCAATCTTGTTCTGTTATAACACCTTTTAGTAAAAGCTGCGTTCTTAAAAGGTCACTTAATAATACTGCGAACTTCCTTCTTAGTTTGATGATGAACTTTGTAAACTTCATCTCATCTCTATTTATCTCAGCTGCTCTACCAAAATTTAATCCAGCCTGTTGTTCTAGACGTGATACAGGAATGTTTAATGCTTGATACAATTTACGTTGAAAATATTCTACGTCTTCTATTTGCCCCAAGTTTTGACCTGCTGGCAATGTATCAATTTGTGTTCCTGTTCCGCCATCCCTTCTGGGTAACCAGAAGTCTTCCAACATAGACATGAACTTCTTATCATCTCGAATTTCACCTGTGTTAGCATCGTAAACTAACTTATTACGATACCTATCCATTATGTCTTTTAGATATTGTTCTGCCTTTAACTTTGGCAAGTTACCAACATCAACATAAAAAATTCTTCTTTCTGGAGCTCTTGTAATCCTATAAATGACTACTGCGTTCTCCATCATACGGAGTTGGTTTGCTGGCCTAATTGCCTTATGTAGATATGATAAAGGTATATTTTTATCATGATCTATCAAACCGCTACTTGAGTATGCTATTGCATCCTTAGTAATCTTTAATCCCTGTTGGTTCTCAGGGGCTACATACTGTCCAGGTTTTTGAGTTACTCCCTTTTCATTATATATGAAAAACTCTGTTACCTCTTTAATAAACTGTATGCCTGAAGGATTCTTTTCCTTCTTAACTTCACGAACCTTTCTAATTTTCCTAGGATCAATAAACCTAATGTCTTTAATCCCTTGTTTAGGGTTCTCAAGATCTATAACCTTATGGAAAAAGATCCTACCATCTATATACCACTTTCTAAAGTAGTCCTGGGCTCTTTCCTTAAAGTCCAGGAGGTTCTTTATTTCTTCAAATTCTTTTAGGATTGATTTTCTAACTGCTGACGATAACTGTACATCGTCTAAGTTAAGTTCGACGGGAGATTCGTTCTCCAATTGTGCAACAGATTCATTTATAATATCTTCTATTGCTGTATCTACATCTGCCATCATGGCAATGTCTCGATACCTTTTGATCAACTCTGCTTCGGTTTGTGCGATACCTTCCAAATCCATGTAGGTACCATAATAACCACCAGCACGAATCGACTCTATTGCACCGTCTTCGGTTGGAGCCACAAACGATTTCTCGCTCTGTGGCTTATCCTTCCGTTTTATTTCAAACCCAAATATATCCATAATGTCTCTCTACGTTTCTAGCCCTATCATTAGAACTGCCTCCAACGCTAGGCTTATATGTCTAGATAATGCTGATACTGGAATGTAACAGTAAACTCTTCAATGATATCGTTTTGTGCAAATTGTAATGCAATTTCTGATAAGTTAATCGGAAATGCATCTTCCAAAGTGTACGATCTAATAACATTGTCGTTTCTATCTAGGTGATCAACTGTTAAAGGTACAGTATAGTTTGCCCATTGGACTTCACCACTGTTATCCTCTTTTTGGTTCATCAATTCCATCCAATTTTCAATAGCCTTGTGGATGCTAAAGTCTGAATCGTTAACGACTGTAATGGTCCAAGGATCAAAAATCCTTTCACCTGCGAATTTAACTTCCCTACCTCTATATTGAATTATTGCTGGATTAACGGTTGACGCTGGTAAAGCTGCACCAGTTACTAGGAACTCTGACTTACCTTGGTTTGCACCACCGGCTACACCGGAAGGGTAAGTTAGTTGAACCTTAAACTGATTGGGCCTCGCGCCACCATCGGCTAAAGCGCCTTTAAAATCTGTTATGCTTGGCATAGTGTTCTCCTATTTCCTTTTATTTATAAGTTAACCACCGATCTCATCAAAAGATACGCCAGTTCTTGTTGCAATAAAGTTCAATTGGATAAAGTTAATAGCTCTAGCTGGTTTAATGAATATGTCTGCAACAAATTCGTTTGCATCAATTACTTGACCTGTGTTGTTGCTGTCATTACATACAACCTTAAAGTCGTATATACCTCTACGTCCTTGAACTGTTCTTAAAAATGGTGTTACCATTGAAACAAACTGAGCCCTTGTAAAAGCATCGTTGAATTCGAACAGTTGATATTTGGCTGCTGTAGAAATAGCTTTCTCTAATACAATAAACAATCTTCGAACGTTGATTCTATCAAACGCACTAGGTTGTCCAAGTAGAGTTCTATCTCCAAACAGTACGACACCGTTTCCTGGTGAATTAATAATTGGGTTTACACCAATTTTATATAATTCATCTCTTTGAGCTTTTGTGGGGTCCCACGCTAATTTAACAGCGTTTCTTAGTAACCCTCTGTTGAAACCTGCTGGTGACCACCAAGCGTCGTTAGTTCTATCTGTCTCTGCACATAGTCCTGCTACGTCGCCATTACATGGTACCCATCTATATACGTCGTTATAACGATCGTACATATATTTCCAGTTTCCATCTAGTACACAATAACTTGATGCTCTATTTGCCGCTTTGTCAGCTGTAATACTTGTTACCTCTCCTGCTGCATTGTTAACTACAGAAGCTTTCTGTGGAGAACTAAATGAAACACAGTCTTTACGACCATATGCCACATTGTCCTGTACCCACTTAACATCTGT